AGCTTCTTCGTATCTTGTCTTACGATCAAGTATTTTATAAAATTCTCTATGGTCTAAACCAAAATGGTCGGCTGCAATATCTTGCATTTTCTTTTTGGACAAGCCTCTAGCCTGCATATCTTTATTTTTTAGAAATGAACGATACATATACAAAGCACCTTTGTACTTATCCTGGTGGGCATATCTTTTTATGGCGTGTCTTACTTTAGGGGGAAGTAAAGTAATAAATTTTAGAGATGAGGCCTCATCTACGTGTTCTTTAAAAGAATGCATTAAAAATCCTAAGTTGATTACAAATATAGAACTATTTATAAGTTATAAACTTTTAATGATTTTATTTAAATTCTTTATTTTACTATACTTTTTCAGCTTTTGAAGCTTAGGAACAATATTGTCTGTTATATTTTCTGTTGAAACATAGCCATAATAATCAAGTATGAGTATTACAGCCATAATATCACCAAGCTCTTTTTCTAATTCATTTACATTATCTTCATCGTATGGACCAAATCTAATTAATTTAGAATTTGCTTGTATAACTTCCGCGCACTCTTCTGATAATATCGTCAATGTTTCTTTTACGTTCATTCTTTCTTTGGACCTAATATATAGTCCTGTTTTTCCATTGCATCATCTAAGATACTTTTTAATATATCACCAGCAGCTTGATTAAATTTAGGATTACCATGAGGGTCATCCATTGGATAATCTACAATTTCATAATCAAAATTTATGGATTCAGTTGTTTCATTTAATTTAATTTCCATATATCTATAAATGACACCATGAAATTCTCCACCTTCCAATCGTACATACCAATGTTCATTATCTAAATCGTTTTTATCTACAAAAGACCATTTTCTAAAAGCTACTTCACTCATCTTCGACCTCTGTTAAATACATTACTTCAGCCTCTCTAAATAAAGCTCCAGCTACTTTTATTGATTCATCCCATCTTTTTAATACAACTGGCATATCTTTAGGCCTTACAGCAACAACCTTTTTTATACCAACTTGAATAATACCTTTAGCGCATTCATTACAAACAGGGCATCCATACACATATAATGTAGAATCTCTTAAAGATACCCCAGTAAGAGATGCATTATATATTGCATTCATTTCTGCGTGTACAACTAATTCATATTTTCTTTCGCGATTATTTAGTCTATCATCAGAATCTTTTATTCCTCTCGGGAAACCATTAAATCCTTGTGATAATATTTGACCATCACCACCTACGACTATTGCTCCAACTTGAGTGCTTGGGTCTTTTGACCATGTAGATATATGTTTTGCTAGGTTAGTATATTTTGTACCCCAACCTGCTGCTGTAAGTAAGTTCATACGTTAAAATCCTCATATTTATTTTCTTTAGGGGGTTCATCAACATTGAGTGTTTGAGCAGTATCTTCTACATCATATAATCTCATTTTAGCTCTATCAACTCCAATGACAAACTTTTTGTTTCTACCAGTTGGATCGTTGTATCTATTTTTTAATTGTTTAATCATTAATTGATTTAAATCTTCTAGTTCTTCAGTAGATATAATAGCAAACATTAAGTCTGCTGTTGCTGGTAGACCAAATGATTCTGATGTATCTTCTAATCCAACATCTGAACTACCAAAGCCTGAACGTGTAGTTTGTGTGGCTGTAACAATAGGTAAATTATATTCTACTGCTAAGCCACGCAATTCTTCTGCAATTGCTTTAACATATGTATATGAATTAATAGCACCACCCATTGTTTTCATTCTTGATGAAGCACATATATTTAAATAATCAATGCATATCATATCTGGAATAAAATCACGTTTAAGTTTTAATTCTTTAAGCAATGCTCTAAAGTGAATAGAGCTTGCTGCTCCCGTGGGATACTCTTTAACAATTAATTTACCTACACCTTTATCAGTAAGCTTATGTAATTTCTTATCGAACATATCTTTTGACAAATTTTCTAATTGGTCAATAGGAACATTCATAAGGTTAGCATCAATACGTTCAGCAATTCTTTCTTCAGCCATTTCCATAGTGATATACAATACATTCTTCATTTGAGTTAAAGCACCTGCGGCTACATGACACATAAATAAAGACTTACCAACACCTGTACCTGCAAGAGCTACATTAAGAGATTTATTAACAAGACCACCTTTAGTAATCTTATTAAACATTTCTAAATCAAATGGTAGGTGTTCCTCATCTCTATGATAAAAATCATAACGAGCATCTGAATCATCAACATAATCATGGCCAACTCTCATATCAAAGTTAACACCTAAAGCATCAGATAAAACATCAGGTAATGAATTCTTATCTAACGTATCATGTTTACCTTCAATAATATTAATTGAATCCATGATTGCTAAATAGATTGCTCTATCTTGACACCATTTTTCAGTCTTTTCAGTTAACCATTCAATAGTTTGTTCATCTTTTTGAACACTTATTTCAGGTATAAGAGCTAATGAATCAGAACCAATCTTTGGATTATTTCTTAATTCAATTCCTAATGCATCGGCAGATGGTAACTTATTATATTTAGTTACAAAGCCAATAATCTCATTAAAGACTGCTCTATATGGTTCTTCAAAATATCGTAATTTTAAATGAGGGATTACACTTCTCGTATAATCCTCATTGAGCATTAAGTTACGTAGGATTAATGTTTCAATTTGCACTCTTAATCATCTCCGCATGGCCAACTTCATATCTACGTTTAAGAAATTCCTTAAAATCTGTATTCTCAAATATGGGTTTCCAAAATGATTCTTTAAGTGTTTCAGCTTGACGAACCTTTTTATCTTCTATTTCGCCAGTTTTTATATCAACTTTAGAGTACCAACCCATTGTAGGCTTAACAACATATCCGCCTTCCATTGCTACATCTAATAATCCAGAGTATGTTTCAATACCGCCTTCCCATGTGACACTAATAGGAATCTTAGACTTTTCTCTTACAAATCTAGATTTTTCTACATTAATCACAAAATTATATCCAAGAATTTCTGTTCCCTTTTTCTCTTGCTGACGTCCGACGATCCAGATATTATCTGAGGAGTAGTAAATACCTGTTCCGCCGGAAACGACTGCTTTAGGGAATAAGCCTATTTCTTGATATGTATGATTAACCGCCAATAATGGGATATCCCTCATTGTCAGGTAAGGTGTTGTCATTCTAAACAAACCTTTGAGGGCTTTGGCTCTCGACATATCTGCAACTGACTTTTCATTCATTGCATCATCTAGCTCTTTCTTGGACGCTAAATTTCCTATTGAATCAATCATAATAATGACTTTATCTTTACGGTCAATATTTTCTAATTGATTAACTAAATCAAATTTTAATTCTTCTACATTCGTAATGGGACTATGTAATACTCTTGATGTGTCAATCCCAAATGATGTAAAATATTGTTGCGGTGAGCCAAACTCTGAATCATAGAATAACAAAACAGCATCCTCATATTTATCTAGGTAGGCTGCGGCCATTAGCAATCCAAACGAAGTCTTAAAATGCTTCGATGGTCCTGCTAGCACTGTTAGTCCCGAAGTAAGTCCACCGTCAGGATCGCCTGACAATGCAACGTTAATCATAGGTACCTTTGTGGTAACCATTTCTGTGTTACTAAACAATTTACTTTTGTCTAGTTGCGAAGTCTCCTTTATACGTGAGTTCTTCTGTAATTTATCCATTATTCCCATTAATTTTCCTCCTTAAAATTTTTCATAAGCTATTTCTTTCCAATCATAACTACAACTCTTGGAATTGATAACCATTATTTTATTATTAGTCACATCAATCATAATATCTTGACATGCAAATCCAGACATACCTATAATAGTTCTATCTTCCATTCCATAAATATCAAAGTGAAATTGACCTCCATAATTTTTTGTACTATCATTAATTGAAGTCAAACCAGACCTATAATTTTCTTTAGAAATTCTTCTATCATATACTGTTCTTAAATAATTACCAATACAAGTATCACTATGCCAATCATTCATTATTGTTCTAGCTATTCGTAAGTAATCATACCTATCTGCATAAAAACTATATCGCGAACTTTGACCCTGTCCTTTATTTGTTTTAGTAAAGTACACATTATTTTTAACTTTTACGTGGTCAGTAAAAACTTTATTTAATATATCATCACCACTTTTATGTAATACGTAATTAAATATGACATGCGTGGTAAGAGCACTATAGTTATATGGTGCCCAATTACCTAATTTACTACCGGACAATTCATTATTCATTATATCTTCTAATGAAATTAAATTACTATTTACTCTAGATGATTTTAATAAATTATCATTCTGTGGTGAAAGAGCATCACCAACATAATTTTGGTCACCTGCTCTCATATTTAATAAATTAATTAATGGTTGACCATAAAATAAAGTATTATTAAGCACATCCCAATTAAGTTTTTCATCAACACTAGCAATATCACCATTACAAATTGCATGTCCGGTGACATATGATACTAAACTTTTACCCATTGAGTGTGAGGGTAATGGACCATCACCTACTAAATCATAATATTTATTTTCATCTATTACAATTTGATTATTTTCAAATAATAGATAGCTAAGTATTCCAGAATCAGTGAATTCATCTAAAACATCTTGGTCTTTTCTTAAATTTGAGTCAAATTGATAAAAATCTTGAGATGGATTAATTTCATGTCTGTCAAAATGAAATAAGGGATAATCCCAAGTGTTATGATCGTATGCAGATACCGATAGTGGTAACGCGAATAATAGTAATAGCTTTTTCATAGTAGGCCTCCTCAGTACCTTTTTTAATAATATAGTTATATTATATCATATAATACAGTAAAAGTAAACAGCTTATAGGAATTTATCTAAGGTATTAGGTGTGGTTTGAATTG